GTGGAAACAAAGATTTATACCTTGGAAAACGATATGCCACTTTACGGTTGCGAAATCGAGGATATCCAAAGACACGTAAAAAGAAGAGTGGTTGACATTCTTGGTGGAAAGCAGAGCGAATCTTACCACGACCCTAGCATTAGAAACAAAGCATTTTCTGATATCTGGAATCAGTTGAAAAGAGAGTTTGGTTGTGTTTCTACCTATAAGAGTATCAAAAGAAGATACATAGCAGACGTGCATGAATTTATTGATTGCTACGAGCCACCAAGGGTATTAGCAGAACAGATTACAGATGCCAACGCACAATTGCGTTTATGTGTTTAGGCGGTGGTTTTATCAGAAAAGTCATGTTAGTCGCTATAACGTTTCTGTTTTCTTTCTGCATATGGGGATTCCGAGGAATCGAATTGGAAAATCCAGAAATGGCAGAGGAAAAGGTTTTAGTCGGAATCGGCACAATTCAGATTCCAGAAACTGAAACAGTCTCTGTTGAGACGAGAAATGTTGAGCAAAAAAGGAAAAGGACACACAAGAGAAAGAAAGTTGTTAGGAAAAAGTGGACAACGTACAGAATTACGGCATATTGTCCCTGTTGCGATTGTTCGGACAAGTACGGAATGATGACTTCTACTGGAGTTGTTCCAAGGCAGGGAAGAACGATTGCGGTAGATCCAAAGGTTATACCTTATGGATCGGTAGTCCGCATAAAAGGACTTGGAGAGTTTATCGCCGAGGATTGCGGCGGAGCGATAAAAGGAAACAGTATAGATTTATACTTTGACGTACATTCAGATGCCGAGAAATTCGGTGTCCAGTACAGAGAAGTATATATGGAAAGGAAGTGATCTTATGTACATTCCACCTTTCTGGTGTGGTGTATCGGTAACGATTATAGGAATTGTTATCGTATCGCTGATAATGTCAATGTTTCAGCATGACGATGATGACGAGCAAGACGAAAGGAGAGAAAACCATGAGTAAGGAAAAAGAAATCAAGGCAGAGGGAGCGACACCGATTCCTCCAGCATTGATCGAATCGCTTATCAAAATTGGAGCGATCGTTAGAAAGCAGGACGGAAGTCTTGTGTGTGGTAAACCCGGAACATATCGTTAGGAAAGGAGAGAAAAGAAAATGATTATTAAGTTGAAAAAAATGATTCTGGAAAATTTCATGTATTACATGACGGTAATGCTCGATTTTCCGCAGATTGCCAAAATTTTGGCAAAGAACGGCAAGGGAAAGTCGTCGATTGTCAATGCCTTTATGTGGTGCTTGTTTGATTGCGACTACGAATTGAGAAGCAATCCAAAGGTACGCAGAGAGGTTAACGGAAATCCGGTTGAGGACAAGGACGTTTCCGTAGAACTGGTACTTGACGTGGATGGGAAAGAAGTTACCATGCGTAAAGTGCAGAAACGCAAGCATTCCAAAGACGGTACTACTTACAAGGACAATAACGAATACTACATAAACGATGTTCCGAAGACAAAGAAAGAGTTTGAGGAATATCTTGGTATTGATATGTCCGTGCTGAAAATGTCAACAAACATCAACGGATTTCTGAATCAGAAACCGGCTGATATGCGAGACTTTTTATTTAAGATTCTACGACTGATTTAGACATCGCCAAGAAAACGGATGGATTGCAGGAACTTTCTTCTCTTTTGGAGAACTACACCACAGAGGAAATCAAGGCGATGAATCAGAAGAAAGTGAAAGACGTTGACGAATCTCTTCCTATATTAAAGGGGCAGATTGAAGAGAAACAAAGAGATATTGTCAGCAAGCAGGAAACCGACGTTTCTGATTTAGAATTGCTTAAAAAGGATTTGCAATCAAAATTGGATGCCAATATCAAGGTGCAGACAGACAACGATAAATTGATCACGGAATTTGACGATGCGGTCAAGGATGTTATGGATCTGAAATTCGAACTGTCCGGAATGGAGCAGAAAGCCAATTCAGAGATTGCTACCAAGAAGAACAGTTTGGAGAACAAAAAAGACGAAATTTTGGGGAAAATCGGACGATTTAAGGGCGAGTTATCTAGGTTGAGTAGTGATTTGGCACTCCAAACCAAATTGATCTCGGACAATAAGCGGAAGAAAGACGAGCAGGCAACATTATGGAAGATTGCAAATGAGCGGAAATTTGATGAATCAAGCCTTGTTTGTTCTTATTGCGGTCAAGAATACCCGGAAGAGAAAAAAGAGGAAATGCGGGCAGAATTTGAAAGCCACAAATCTGATGAATTGAAACAGATTGTGGAAAGAGGAAATGCCTTAAAGAAAGCAATTGACGATTCAAAAATCCTCTTGAAAAACATTGAGGAAAATATTCAAAAGAAAAATGAGGAATCGGAAAAATTGACTACTGAATACGATTCAGTTGAGAAAGAATTGGAATCTATCAAGCCAATTGATGTGAAGCAGTCGGACAAATACAAAGAGATTGAATCAAAAATTGCTGATCGAGAAGATTCGATGAAGAAGATGCAGGATCTCAAAGACATCAAAGCGGAATTAAAAACAGAAGAAGAACGAATCCGTTCTGAATTGGCAGAAGTGGATAGAAAAATTTCCGCTGCCAATACGGAATCAGACGAAATCCGATTGGAAGAATTGAAAAAGTCTAAATTTGACAAAGAACAGGAAAAGGCAGATGCAGAGAAAATCTTGGATTTGCTGAAAGAACTGGAGAAAGCCAAAAACGAGGAATTATCGGAAGAAATCAATTCTAAGTTTGGCATTGTCAATTGGCAGTTGTTCGAAACCGCCAAGAACGGAAATTATAAATCCGTTTGCGTTCCGATGATTGACGGCAAGTCTATTTTAACAACGATGTCCAACAAGGGAAACAGGATCCTTGGCAGAGTAGATATCTGTCGTTCGATTCAGAAAATCAGCGGTATAAATTGTCCGATTTGGTTGGATGATTTGGAATCATTGGACGAGGAAAATCAGAAGAAAGTCGCTGAAATGGTGGAAAGCCAGTTGATTATGCTGGCAGTATCAAACAATGCGGAACTGAAAATTAAGGAGGTGTGATATGAAACTGTATTTTTACACGGCAAACACAAGTGAACAATATGGTAATCTAGGCATTTCATTAGAAATTTGCGAAGCAGAGGAAAAGCCTAAAACATACCGGTCTGGTTTATTTGGTTTTCCAAATTATCTTAAAAGCGTGAAAAAAGAAGATATTGGTCGTCTGATAAATAACTGCTTAATTCTTACGAAGCCAGATTTTGAGTATGCCAAGAATAAGTTTGTTGAAAGGGCGGAAGAAAAAGTTTGCATAGCAAAAGAAACACTTAAAAGAGCGGAGCATTCATTAAAAGTTATTAAAGAAAGTGAGGAACGATTATGGGATTTAAAATCGGAGAAAGAGTAGTTGTTATTAAGGACGAGTACTCGTTTAGAAAGAATGAACATTTTTTTAAGGACAATAAAATAGATTTTAAAATCGCAACTAGGTATGCTTATGGAACTTCTCCGCTTAATGGAGATGAGGGAATAGTTGTTGCGATTGGAGATCTTGAACACTATGACCACAAAGGAATAGTAATCAAAGATATATATAATAAGTGCTATCTGGTCGGAGAACCGGGCTTAAAATCTCTTGAAAAAGAGTTTAAACCTCATCTTGAATGTGCAGAGGTTGGAATAGACGATTACGGAACCATTGGGAAAGAAACAAGACTTGTTGATCGTTACGGAAGAAAGTTAAAGGTCGGAGATGTTGTTATTCTATATATTGGAGAAAAGTTTGTAGTTTCAGAGGCTGTAATTGTACACAATAATTACGGTTATTGTTTCCCTCTGGGCTATTCGACTTTTACAGATAAGGAAATACTTATAAAGATAAGAGATTGCGATGAGATTCCAGATGGAGAAAAGGTTGGAATTATTAAATATGTAAAGGAAGAGAGGTAGAAAAAATGGCAGAGAAGAATGAAGTAGTTGTACAGGAAGAAAAAAAAGAAGTAGTGGCACATAATAACAAGGTAACGGATTATAGTCTTGGTATTTTTGGAACATCGGACAATTTTGTTATGGCGATGCAGATGGCAAAGGCATTGTCAGCATCGACTATTGTTCCAGCAATATACCAGAACAATTCGTCAAACTGTTTGATTGCTATTGAGCAGGCACAAAGAATGAAAGTAAGTCCAATGATGGTAATGCAGAATCTTTATCCCATCCAAGGAAAGCCTTGTTGGAGCGCACAGTTTTTGATTGCGCAGGTAAACAATAGCGGAAATTATGATATCGAATTGCAGTACGATGAAAAGCAGAAAAACGGTAAGCCTTTTTCTTGCCAGTGTTGGACGATGAAAGCAGGAAGAAGAATTGACGGCATGGTAGTTGACATGGATATGGCAGATGCCGAGGGATGGACAAAGAAAAACGGTTCAAAGTGGAAAACGATGCCACAGTTGATGTTGAGATATCGAGCCGCATCATTTTTCGCAAGATTGAACTGTCCGGAACTTACAATGGGGCTTTATACCAAAGAAGAACTTATTGACGGAGATTTTAAGGAATATCCGTTGGAAACGATGCAGGAGCAAGTTGAAAAGGAGATTTCTAACGGTGCTAATTCAGAAGATTTTGAATCGGCAGCAGTTGAACCGGAATTTATGGAGGACGAAGAATGAGACTGATAAGCCAAGACGGAACATTTGATGTTCCATACGATCAAGTAGTAATTCAGCGGTATAGTGATGGCATTTACTGGCTGAATAAAAACCTTATTGGAGTTGAATCTGGAATTTCCGAAGATTTTAAAATTGCTTCTTATTCAAGCGAAGCAAAGGCAATTAAGGTCATGGAAATGGTAAGAAAAAAATACAACAATAATGTGTTTTATCATTGCATAGCCAATACAGATACTTTCGAAAAATATATAGCAGTTTTGAGTGATAAAAAATGCAAAGAAACAACGAGTGAGTATTTTCAGTTTCCAAAGGACGATGAAGTCGAGGTGCAGGAATGATTTTGAAATGCCTTGGTAGCGGTAGTAGCGGAAATTGCTATCTGTTGACTGATAGCAATGGCAAAACCCTTATCCTTGATTGTGGTCTTTCAATCCGTGAGATAAAAAAAGGATTAAATTACGATTTGCGGTGTGTGGCTGGGTGCATTGTTAGCCACCACCACAAAGACCATAGCAAGTCGGCAAAAGAACTTGAAGAGATTGGAATTGAGGTTTATAAGCCGTACGAAAAGTGCTACAAGGCAATGAATTTCAAGAAAGCACCATTTCTTATTTCTACGGTGCCTATGCAAGACAAGGATGGAAAGTTCTGTCACACAAACACGGATGGTAGCGAGTGTCCGTGTTACGGATTCATTATCAGCCATCCAGAAATGGGTAAATTGCTTTACGTGACCGACACGGAATTTGTCAAGTGGAGATTCAGAAACCTAAATCATATTTTGGTTTCGTGCAATTACCAAAAGAAGTACCTAAGCAAAGTGGCAGGAAAACGAGAACACGTTTTTCGAGGTCACATGGAACTGGAAACAGTCAAAGATTTTGTAACCGCAAACAATTCAAGCACATTGCAGAACGTCATACTGTGCCATATGAGCAAAGAATCGGCAGACCCCAAAGAATGTATGCAAGAGGTTAAATCGGTTCTTAAATCGGCAAATGTGGACGTTGCAGAGCCTAACAAAGAATGGATTTTAAAGAAAGGAGATGAATGTCCGTTTTGAAAACAGAAAAAAGAATAAAAAAACTAATTAAGTTTTTGAAAAATGAATTTAAACACGGAATACAGATGTTTAATTCTCCATCTCTTTCAGGTGATGAAAGAGAGATTATTTATAATCAGGATGGTATAGTTGTATTGCACAGTTATTACTATGAATACATAGAAATATATGGAATTTCTACCAAAGAATTTAAAAAGGTTATGAAAAAATCCGGCGGATATTAAGACAAAAAATAAATTTTAGGAAAGGAAGATTGAAATGATTAAATTTGATAAGAAAAAAGTGGTAATTAAAGGAAACCAAAATGATTTAATGGCACAATGGACTTTCATTGGAAATGCGATTTATAAATCTATGAAAGCGCAAATTGGCGAGGAAACCGCAGAAAAACTAATGAGACGTTGTGCTGAAAATGTTTTTAAATCTGAAAAACAAATTGCGGAAGAAATATTGGAAATTCTTAAAAGAAAACAGGAAAAAGAAAGCGAGGAATCTGACAATGAATAAAGTAATTTTGCTTGGAAATCTTACAAGAGATCCGGAAATCAGATATTCACAAGGGGAAAAACAGATGGCGGTTGCTAGATTTTCCCTTGCGGTAAACCGTAGATTTGCCAAAGACGGAGAAACAAGCGCTGACTTCTTGAACTGTACCGCATTTGGTAAAACCGCTGAATTTGTCGAGAAGTATTTTCGGCAGGGCAGCAGAATGTCTCTTGTTGGAAGAATTGAAAACAACAATTATACCAACAAAAACGGAGAAAAGGTTTATTCCGTTCAGATTATGGTAGAAGAAGTTGAATTTGCAGAAAGAAAATCGGCACAAAGTAACAATCAAACACAAAATCAGAATCAGCCGGCACAGACAAATGGTGCCGATGATGATTTTATGAATATTCCAGACGGAATCGAAGATGGATTACCGTTTAATTAAAAGAAATGGGGGGAACAAAATGAATAAATCGACATTGGAAATGGCTAGAGATCTGGTCGCAAGACTGGAAGCGGAAGAAAAAGAAGAAAAGGTGCAACTTAAAGATTTAAAACCGGGCGAAACTTTTATGATTGGTGAGTATGAATTCATAGTTCTGGAGCAAGTTTTTGATGTTAATGGCGGTGATTCTGATGTAACAAGTGTTGTGTCTAAGAATTTCATGCTGAAAGACGTAATGTTTGATTCAGAGGCACGAAACTATTATGTTTCATACTTGAAAGGCACAATTGAAGCGAAAATTTTGCCAATCATTGAAAAAGAAGTCGGAGCAGAAAATATTGTCGGAAACTTATGCTACTTGCGTTCTGTTTGCGGAGAAAACGAGTTTGGAATGTTTATGTCAAAAGTCCGTCCGATGACTTTTGACGAGGTTAGAAAATACCATGAATTTATCCCGAATGAGGATTTGGATGATTGGTGGTGGACTTGCACGCCTTGGGGTTCAGATAAAAATGGTAATGCTAGAACAATCGTCGCGGTTTCGCCGTCCGGCGGCATCTACGGCGATGATTGCAACTCCGGTAACGGTGTTCGTCCATTCTGTATCTTGAAATCTGACATCTTTGTATCGAAAGGAGAATGATTATGGATAAGAATATATTGAAAAAGTTAGAAGAGTTAGAAAGCAGAGTTGCTATTCTTGAAAAAAATAATGCTACAAGAAAAATTCCAAGCGGATTAAAAATCGGAGATACTTTCGAACTTGTTGGAACGATATGGAAAATACTTGATATTACAAATTACGGATATAGTTGTTTGGCTGACAGTATCAAGGAGATGGATTTTGATACAGAATCAAACAATTGGACAAACAGTAATCTTCGTAATTATCTTGTAACAGAGTTTTTGGATAAATTAAAGGAAGAAATCGGGGAAGATAATATTCTTCAAAGAGAAAGAGATTTGTTATCTCTTGATGGACAAACGGAATATGGCAAGGCTTATGAAAAAATTTCTTTGCTGACAGTTGATGAGTACAGAAAATACAGAAGCCTTATACCAAATACAGACGATGAATGGTGGTGGCTTATCACGACATGGAGTACACCTTGTAATGATTATGATACTGGCGTTACTGCGGTTTCGCCGAACGGCGACATCGGCTACGTTAATTGCTACGACTATTGCAGTGTTCGACCATTTTGTATCTTTTCCTCTTCAATATTTGAATCCGAGGAATAAGTAAATAGCAGAAAATGGGTGGGAGTAAATTTAAAGTTAGGAAGTGATAAGTTTGAGCAGATATCAGAACATTGCAAGGGCAAAAGCAATTGAAAATGAAAACAAGAAAAAATTGTTGAAATTGAATCCAGAACTGAACGATGAAAGCGGAATTTACTTTTTTCTCCGAGAAGATGAAAACGGATTCAGATTTGCCTACATTGGACAGGCGGTAAAGATACTTACGAGATTAGCAAGCCATATGACAGGGTATGAGCAACATATTGACCTTAGTTTGCGTAAGCACAAGTTATATGACGAGCAGAAGAACCCTCATGGATGGAGAGTGGAGTTTCTTAATTTTCCAGAAAGCGAACTTGATGAAAAAGAGAAACACTTCATTAAATTGTATGCAGATACTGGATATCAATTAAGGAACGTCAGCCTTGGCGGTCAAGGAGAAAATCGTGCAAGCGGTTCTATCGGAGAAAGAAAAGCACCTAAAGGCTATATGCAGGGCATACAGCAAGGAAAAAAGAACCTCGCAAGGGAATTATCCCATATCGCAGAAAAGCACCTTAAAATCGAAATTAGAGAGGATAAGGCTGGCAATAAGGTGTCGCAGAAACAGTATAAGAAGTTTATGGAGTTATTGAAAGTGGGTGAATGAGAATGAGTTTTGATCAAATGACATTATTTGATTTTACGAGAAATCCAATTTCTATAACAAAGCCCATACGTTTAATTGAGTTGTTTGCCGGATATGGTTCACAAGCAATTGCTTTGAATCGTATCGGAACAAAATTTGAACATTACAAAGTTGTGGAATTTGATAAGTATGCCATTGCTAGTTATAACGCGGTGCATGGCACAGATTTTCCTACAATGGACATAACAAAGGTTCACGCAGAAGATTTAAACATTTGTGACACAGAAACATTCACTTACTTACTTACTTACTCATTTCCTTGTACAGATTTATCTGTTGCAGGTAAACAGGCAGGAATGAAAAAAGGTAGTGGCACACGTTCCGGTCTTTTGTGGGAAGTTGAGAGAATACTAACAGAAATTAGAGATGGTAACGGAGAATTGCCACAAATATTATTCATGGAAAATGTACCACAGGTACATGGCAAGAAAAACATCAATGATTTCAACAAGTGGTTAGGGTTCTTGGAGAGTTTAGGCTACGCAAATTATTGGCAAGATTTGAATGCTAAAAATTATGGAGTGGCACAGAACAGAAACAGATGTTTTATGTTTTCATTCTTGGGTAATTATTCATATAATTTTCCGAACCCTATACCACTCAAAAAGAAGTTGAAAGACTATCTTGAAGAAAATGTCGATGAAAAGTATTACATAAACAATGAAAAGGCTGATAAATTGATAAAGCAACTTATTGACAACGGAACGCTGCCAAAGCACAATTCTGAGATCACAGAGCAGACTTGCGTTGACGGAACAATCTTCAAACCAAAAGAATGCGCTGTTTCAAACTGTATCACAGCAAGACAAGACAGAGGAATATCCAATCAGAGGTCGGTCGGAAACTGTGTTGTTGAAAGACCAAGGAACAACATTAGATAAACAAATTGATATTACAACAACATTGAGAGCGAGGGATTATAAAGGTTTTGGGAATCAATCTATGAATGGAGTGATTGAATGGAAGTAATAGGCAGTATATACACCGGAGTAACAGCAGATTTTCAGCGAGGCATGCATCCAATTGCAAGGTGTGTAAAAGCTGAACAGCATGATTTAGGAGTAGTTATGGCAGATGTAAGTTTCCCTGATAGAGCCACTAGATGTGGCAGAGTACAGGAATGTGGAAATGTATTCCCTACAATTATGGCACAGAATCAGGAATTGTACAGAATTGAAACCCAATACCGCATTAGAAAACTAACACCAAGAGAGTGTGGGAGGTTAATGGGTGTATCTGATGAAGATGTTTCAAAAATGGAATTAGTAAACAGTAACACACAACTTTATAAGCAGTTTGGAAACTCCATCGTTGTAGATGTTATGTGTGAAATGTTTAAAAACTTAAATATCGATCAATAAAATCAAAGAAAGGAATGATTTAATGAAATTAAAAGAGTTAAAAGAAAATGTTGTAGTAGATATCAAGTCAGAAAAACAATGCCATGTTCTGATGAATTTGCTGGAAAACGCAGGATATCCAACATTTACCCAAAGATTTTCCTATCCTAGTGGCTATTTTTTAAAAGTGGTAGAAATTTATCCAGCAGATAAAAATTATATTGCATTATATGGTGGCAAGCCACCGCAAAATAGTGTTTTATTAGAGGATGTTGTCGAGTTGGAAGCTAGAGATTTCGCAGTTATAGAAAATAGTAGAGTAGTTGCTTGCTACACTTATGGCTATGGCGGTTCTGAAATTGGATATATTTACAAGCCTGACGTCGGAGAACCTTGGGGTATTTTTTCTGACTTCCCATTAGACGCATTTATTGAGTATTATGCAGGCAAATATAATTATATTGAACCGGTTAATGATTTGGTTAAGATTGATAACGAAATCATTAAGGATAGCATTGTTTACTACGGAAAAGACGCA